GCCCTGCGCGTCTCCTGCGGCCTCAGGCGCCTGCCCGCCGGCGGCGGCACCCCCGCTCGGCGCCCCTGTCGGATCTTTAATCCGGTAACTGCCGTCCGATTCCTGTTGTAGATCAAGGACTTGCGTGCGCGGCTCTGCAATTTGTGCCGCAGTTGTGCCGATCGACCGCGCGCCGAGCCAGCTGAGCTCGAGCTTGATGCCGCCGTCGACGTTGGCCTGCACCTGCAGCGGCATCGCCTTGTTGACCATCGCCGCGAAGATCTGCCGGTCGCCCAGGCCGCCGCGGGCGCGATCGATGAGCCAGCCGGCCAGGCCGTCCTCGTGGCACGCGCCAGGCTGGCTGGCCGCCTCGACGGCCTCGCGGATCGTGCGCGTCACGCGGTTGACGCTGCCCTTGGGCCGCCCTGGGCCTGGGCCCGGCAGCGTGTTCCCGCTTTTGCCCGGCTTTGAAAAACTCTTTATTGCGCCCGCCTCATCACCAGCAATCGCGCTCGCCATCGCCTGGCTCAGCGCCTCCTGCAACCCTTCCTGCTGTTGCGTTTTCATCATGTTGTGATTATCCCCCCTCGCCTGTGGATAACTGCATCGCACCGCACCCACACCCTATCTAAGTGAGTGCGGTGCACCCCAAAACCACCACCCGTAGTGTTCACCGCACCGAACCCCTTGGGGGGTTCGGGTGCGTTGCACCCCACTGCACCGGAGGTTCGGTGCAGGTTCGGTGCAGGTTCGGTGCACTCACTCATCCTGGCCCCCTTGCGCCCACGTCGGCGGCGCTCCCGAGCCCAGCGCCACGCGCGTCTTGCCGGCCTCGGTCAGCACGACCCGCAGCCCTGTCATGCGGTTGGCCTTGCGGTAGTTCTGCTCCTCGATCAGCCGCTCGCGCTCCAGGTCGCGCAGGATGCTGAAGAACTCGCGCCGGTCGACCGACGGCATCTCCGGCTCATCGCGCAGGAGGTGGTAGATGTTGCTGCTGGGCGCGTTGGCCCGCATCGACAGGTTGGCGCCAGCGTCGGCCGCGCGCCCGATCATCTTGAGAATCGCAGCCCGGTGCTGATTTCGCATCAGCGACGCCGCGGCTCTGAGGCCTGGCGTGCTGCCGAAGCGCTTGAAGACCTTGCCCGCCGGGTCGAACTCCAGCCGGATCTCCTCCTGCAGCGGCCCGAAGTTGCACTTCTCATGGCGCAGCAGCACCGACTGCTCGTCCCTGACCATCGCCCAGCGGCTGCGCGCTGAGTTGTTCCAGGCGGTGGAGCCGCTGAAGGTGGTGTTGCTGTCCAGCCCCGCGCCCATGCGTACGCTGGCCTTGTCGACGTGGGCCAGTAGCAGCACAGCGGCCCGCGTCTCGCGTGCGATCAGGTTCAGGCAGCGCATGAACCCGCGCACGGCCGTGCGGTCGTTCTCGTTGTCGGCGAAGACGTCCGAGGCGTTGTCGATGATCACGACGCTGGCCTTGCTGCGCACGGTGACGTCGGCAAGCCACTGCATGCGCTCGGTCGGGCTGCCGTCGCGCCACAGCACGCAGTCCTGGTTAGTCAGGTCGTAGACGTCCAGCCGCCCGGCCAGGCTCGCCATGTCGACGCCCATATCGGCGCAGATGTTCGCCACACGGAAGTGCACCGTGCGCGCCTCGTCCTCGCCCGACAGCACCAGCACCCGGCTGCTGGATGCCTGTACATCAAACAGGCTCATCCCGTGAGCCATTGAGACGGCCAGCTGCAGGCTGACGTTTGACTTGCCGACGCCGCCGTTGGCGCTCAGCAGCGTCACCGTCCCCTCGGGCAGCCAGCCCTCCCAGCGCCAGGCTGTCGGCTCGGGCTGCGTGCCCTGCAGGGCGCCCCAGTCCATCGGCTGCAGCTCATGGGCTGCATCTGGGGGAGTTATCTCCCCTGTTTCCTGATCCACCAGGTTCAGGTTGACCGTGATCTGGGGCGGCTTGCGCTCCTCCGGCGCGAACTTCTCGGCCGACTTCACCGCGCGCTCGATCTCCTCGTAGCGCGACTGCCACCGGCGCACCTCCTCCTCGGGCCCGTGCGGCCTGACCTGCTGCATCAGGCTGCGCAGGAACTCGACCGCGGCGCCTGGGAACATCCCGCCCGCGACCAGGCTCGCCGCCAGCCGCGTCAGGCTTTCGTGGTACACGCGCTGGCTCGGCGACGGGTCAACCAGCCCCGCGATCATCTCGCCGGCGTGGGTGCCTGTGCCCTGCCCGCTTGCCGTGCTTGTGGCTGTGGGCCTGTCCAGCGTGTTGCGCAGCGCCTCGAGGTCGATGCCCACGGCGTCGCAGGCGTCGGCCAGGCTCCAGCGCACGCGCGGCTGCCAGACCTCGAGCTTGACCTGCCAGATGCCCGCAGCGCGTGGCTTGGTGTTGGAGCCGACCGGCAGCCGGACGTAGCGCACGGCGTTGTTGCCCGACTTGTCCGACGACATCCAGCCGCGGGCGGCCATCGTCTGCATGACGCGGTCGACCAGCTGCCGGTTGTAGGTGTCGGGGTCGTCGCAGTCGAGCAGGATGCCGACCTGGTGTTTTCCCGGACTCGTCTGTATCGCGTACGACAGCCCCTTGACCTGGCTGAGCTGGACGTCGTCCAGCACCAGCACCGCCAGGCGGCGGAACGCGTCCTTGCGCCGCACAACCTCGCCACCGTCCTCGGTCGCGGTCAGCACGGCGGTGCAGAAGTAGGTGTTGTCCTGATCAGCCCGATCGATTAATGAGCTTTGCGTAGGCAGCCCTTTGTACGGCCGCCCCGACCACACGGCGGGAGGCGCGTTACTTGGGTCGGCGCGGAAAGTACATACCCAGCCGTGCGTGCCTGTCGCAAGCTCGCCGTAGATTTCGGCAAGGAAGTCTGAGTTGGTCATCGAGGGCGCTCCGACGACCATCTCACACCTCAACCGCGGCAAGCTCCAGGACAGAGATGTCCACGCCTTGAGCGCGGGCCATCGTGATCAGCTGTGCCCAGTGGCGCTGGGGGATCTGCCCGCCGGTGCCCTCCGGGCGTGGTTGGCACCAGCGCGAAAGCGTCGACCGATCAAGGCTTAAGGCCTCGGCGACGACGGCCTTGCCGCCTAGGCGCTCGATGACGGTGTACGCCGGGTCGTGTGTGTGGATCGTGGGTATTGACATCTTCGCTCCTAGTTGGGTTTTGCGCACCATTGAGCCAAATCATAGCGTGCAGTTGACTCACCGATGCGAAAAGCGCACCATGCCAGGCTCACCAGATGGGCTTGAGCTAGGAGAAAGTAATGCACACGCATTGGTTCCGAGAACGGATGCTGGACAAGAAGATTTCGCAAAGGAAGCTGGCGAAAATGCTTGAAATAGATCCCGCCGCGGTATCCCTGATGCTTCGCGGCAAACGGCGCATGACGCCGCACGAAGCGCATCAGATCAGCGTCATCTTGGGCGTGCCGCTCAACGAAGTCATGCGCAACGCGGGCATCGAGGTCGTCGAAGACGTCAGGAAGTCAGTTATCGCGGCGCACGTCGACGAGACGGGCCGCGTCACCCTGATGCCCCCTGGGACGCACGACACCGTGCTCGGCCCTGCGGATTGCCCTGTAGGTACCTATGCGGTGCAGATGCGCTCGCCGGCCAGCGTCAAGGACGGTTGGCTGCTGTTCGTGACGCCGGCGCAGTTGCCGGCCGCGCAGAGCCTCGACCAGTTCTGCATCGTCGCCCTGGCCGATGGCAAGCAGCTCATCGCCACCGTACGCCGCGGCTACCGTCGCGACACCCACAACCTGATCTTGTGGGACAGCAACGAAATTCTGGCCGATGCGACCGTGGCGTGGGCGTCGACGATCCTGTGGATCAAGCCCTCCTACTAGCCAGCCGCCATGTGATTGCAACAACCCGTTGCAATTCTCTTTGCCGTAATGATGTGTTTTTCGCATTGGTGTGTTGTAATCACTCCTACAGCAACCGCTGTGCGAACTAAGGAACCCGAAGCATGAACCGAAGCAACTGGATCAACAAAGGCCGCGCCGGCAAGTTCAACGTCTGGCACGCAGGTAAGAACCACTACGTCGTCACCGACGGCGTCGATGGCCCGGTAGTCGGCGAGAAGACTCAATTTGGCCCGGCTTTCACGCTGGCTCGCAACGAGCACGAGTACCAGGAGTACTTGGCTCAGCAGGATCACGCATACGAGCAAAGCGTTTGCGCGGGTTACGCCGCGCGCGGTCAGGCAAACCTGTACTGACATGACCCCCACCTACACCCTCGACCAGTACCGAAAGATGCTCAGCGGCCACGACTGGGACTACGAGTACAGCGACGACCACTCAGTGTGGCAAAGAGGTTGCGATTTCATTAAGCGTTTGCGTGAAGCACAACGCTCCCTCGACCCGCTGGGCACCGTCTGGAACGAGTACGCCCCCCGCGGCCATCAGATCGTCAGCAAGTAAGGCAACACCATGAAGGACAGCTACTTCCGCACCCCCCGCACTCTGAGCGAGTGCCACTTCACCCCCGGCTACACCAGCGCCCATGTGACGCCCGAGACGCGCGCCGAGCGCATCGGCGGCTACATCCTGGCCGTCGTCATCGGCGTCGGCCTCGCCGCGTGCCTGTTCTTTGGGTGGTCGTCGTGAGCCAAGGCGACGTCTGGCTCAACAAGCGCACGGGCGAGCGCGGCATCGAGATCGCCCACAACGACGACTACGTCCAGCTGTCGTTCATCCAGGACGACTGGCCTTTTCCGACGCCGCCGGTGTGGGTGCTGCGCAAGGACTGCGAGCGCATCCAGTCGCGCTACCACTCCGACTCGATCGAGCCGCTGTACGACATGGAGGAGGCGCCGATATGAGCTGGGTTGATTGGTTCATGTTCGGCGCGTGCCTGCTGGTCTGGATTCGCGTGTGGTTTGTTCTTTGGAGTATTGGTCGACGCAAATGAAGTGCCCCCGCTGTAACGCATGGACAAATGTGCTGGAAACCAGGATGCGAGAAGACAACACGCGCCGCCGCCGCTACGAGTGCGCCAACCTGCACCGCTTTACGACGGTCGAATACATCGACCCGACGATCAAGACGCGATCGCAATCTGAGCCGGAATCAAAAACGTCACACAAGTGATGCGATTTTCTAAACCCACGACGGCCCACCTACAAGGAGAACTACATGGCCATTGACTTTGTCTCGACGCGCACAGGCGTTGATCCACAAACCGCTGCATGCGCGCGGCTGCTTGCGTCGGTCATCGCCGATGCCGTGCGCGAGATCTCACGCAAGCCGACCCAGTCCGAGATGCTTGCTCAGAGAAACATTGACGGCAAAGACGAGCTTGAGGCCGAGGTTTCGCACCCTGGCCTAAGCGCCAAATTTCTATTCGATGACAACAGCCCATTTCTTGGGTATGCGCGCCTGATCGGCCTGAACCCGCATGAATTTCGGCGCTCGCTGCTGGAAAAGGACGCCCCCGACCCGCTCGTAGGTGCGCGCATGAAGCCGCTGTTTAACCGACGCGCCATCAGGATTCGCCATCGGTTCTATTTGCTTGAGAAGTACGCCGAGCAAGAAGCCACAACCAACAAGGAGCAATAAACATGGCCTTTGACCTTTCATCCGTCCGGCGCACCAAGCGCCTGCGCGCGCCAAAGATCGTCGTCGCCGGCCCCGGCAAGATCGGCAAGACGACGTTCGCTGCCAGCGCGCCGAACGCGATCGGCATCCTGACCGAAGACGGCGCAGACAACGTCGACGCGGCCGCGTTTCCGCTGGCCACCAGCCTCGCCGAGGTCTACGAGGCGATCAAGACGCTGCTCACCGAGGAGCACGACTACCAGACGGTGTTCATGGACTCGCTTGATTGGCTTGAGCCGCTGGTGCACGACCACGTCTGCGCGGCCAACAAGTGGGCAACGATTGAGGCGCCAGGCTACGGCAAGGGCTACGTCGCCGCAGCTGAGGAGTGGCGCAACCTGCTCAACGGCCTTGAGGCGCTGCGCGCCAGGCGCGACATGTGTGTGATCCTGATCGCGCACGACAAGATCAAGCGGTTTGAGTCGCCGATGCACGATGGGTACGACCAGTACACGCTGAAGCTGCACGACCGCGCCAGCGCGCTCATCCAGGAGTGGGCCGACGTCATCGGCTGGGCCAACTACCGCATCGTCACCACGCAGTCGGACGCCGGCTACGGGAACAAAGAAACCAAGGCCCGCACGACGGGCGACCGCATTCTTCACGTCGAACCGCACCCCGCTCACATGGGCGGCAACCGTTTCGGTTTGAAGAACATGCCCCTGTCATGGGAGGCATTTGCTGCAGCGCTCGCTGCGTCCCACAACTCTTGAACCAGGAAATACGAACATGGCACAACTGAATTTCAGGGCAAGCGCGATCCAAGTCGAGGAGCGCACCTCCAACTTTGAGCCCCTGCCCGCGGGCGAGTACGAGATGATGATCGTCAAGTCCGAGAACCGGGCGACGAAGGCCGGCACCGGCCACTACCTAGAGCTTGAGATGCACGTCATCGGTGGCCAGCACAGCGGCCGCCGTCATTGGGAGCGCCTCAACCTCGACAACCCGAACGCGCAGACGGTCAAGATCGCGCAGGAGCAACTGGCGCGTCTGTGCATGGCGCTCGGCATTGATGAGGTCAACGACAGCGAAGACCTGCACGACCGCGCGTTTGTGACCGAGATCGGCATCGACAAGAAAGACCCGACGCGCAACGTGATCTGGGGCTACAAGGCGCTGGCCGCAGAGCCTGCCAAGCCGGCCGCCAAGCCTGCAGCGCCCGCTCGCC